ACAGGGAATGAAGTAGTTACAACTAAAAAATATCAGGATATAACATCCCGATATTAAGTAAAGACAGTAAGCAAATATAGGTGCAGTGCTGAGTAGCTACACTTAAATGCAATTTATTTTTTTTTCGACTTATTCATTTCATAAATATTCAACATCGGTATTAAAACTTGTCCTCCCTCACACATTTGACCAGTTATGCTCGCTATGGTTCCTCTTGCTACTGAGTATATTGCAGCCGCGCCATTTACAGCTGTCATTTCTTTAAGTTCTTCTTTATTATGTGTATTTGAAGCAAATCCGCCTTCTGTTACAAGAGTAATATTGGCTTCTTGTATTTCCTTCTTTATTTTTATTTCTATATTTAACCTAATGAGACACATAAGTTCTCCATTTCCGCCTTCTGATTCAAATGGATCACCTACTTCGTAAGATACATCTATCGCCCTCTCTATACCTTTATCAGTATTTTCCAAAAAAACAAACATATTTTTTATATCTAATGACACAATCCGGCTCCCCACCATTTGAAGCGTCGCTTTCACATTTTCTATATTCATCATGCAACTCCTCCTAAATCTCCGCTTATAAATGTTGGTACATTCCAATTTAACGAATTATATTGTATTTTAACTTCGTTATGGGGTTTCATTTCAACATCAAGTTCTAAATTCAACTTATCACATATTTTTGCCAATGACTCAATCGTAAAATTATATTCCTCACTTTCCCATTTGGAGACCATGCTTTGTGAAACACCCATGAATTTCGCAAACTCTTTTTGATTCATTTGCCTTTGTATTCTGTTTTTCGTAATTGTTGTTGCTATTTTGGCTTGCTGTTCGGCAACAACAATATCGCTATTTTGTAAACAAGCAGCTAATTTTTCAATCATGTTTTCAAATTTATTTTCCATTTTTGAAATCTCCTTCCAAGTCTTTTTTTCTTTCTAACGCTATAGGTATGTGAGTACTATATTTATCTTTCGTAGAGTCATCTCTCTCAAAAAATAAGTGTAGCATAACTTTATCTTGAAATTTGTCGAAAGAAAAGAGAAGTCTTAAATTTAATTCTTTGCATCTCATTTTCAATGAACAAAGCCCCTGTGCCTGTTTTAGTCTTTCTATGCTTCTTCCATCAATCGCATCCTCACCTAATTCTTCTAATTTATATAAGTTTTTTGCAAAAACTCTAACAAACCAATCTTCTTTGCCTGAACCAACAATAATCTCCGTTATCTCATCGAAAATTTTGTCATGATAAACGAATCCAGGTTTGTTGAATATTTTTTTAAGTGCTTGCTTGCTCTTGTGTTTCTTCATAAATATGATTCCCAAAATTAGAATTTCTAAACTCATTTTATTACATATAAGTAATAAAATCAACTATTTTTTCCTTTTATTCAGCCTCCATGCTTATAAAACTAAGGGATACCTTTGTATGTAGTCCAGTACTTTAACATATTGGTTCCCCGGAAGCGGGAAGTTAATATGTCAATAATCAGAAAGAAAAAAAGCGGGGCTAAAAGCCCCGCTTCCATTACGATATCAACTTTAAAAATGTATTTCTCCCAGCGATCTTATCCGCCGTAAGGCCGTTCCCCGATTGGAATTGTCCCGTAGCTTTCTGGCAGCCGGCGCCAAACTCTCCCGGCAGCTCCACTCCGTGAGGGTTGTATCCATTCATCAAAAGCAGCACTTCAAGAGCTGTTATCATGTACTGTGTTTCACCGTATCTCACGGTATGCTGTCCGAGGGCGGCCCTGGTGGCAGTTCCTGCCTTTCCATCTACCTCAATCCCCGCGCCGTAGTCCATATTCATGGCCCATTGCAGTATCTTTACTCCATTGGCCTTTGTCTTGGACCCATATTCTCCGTCTTCCGGTATGTTTGTGCCCAATATGATATTGGATATAGCCTGTCCAGCCTTTATGGCTTCTTTTACTGTAAGCGGCTTAGACGGGTCATATACGTCCGATATAGTTCTAACAGACGTAGTTAGCTTTTCCGGTTCCTTGACCGGCTCTGATGCTTCTTCTCCCTCATAGATTTCCTCCGCCATAGCCTGTATTTTGGATATATCCCATCTTCCCGGGCACGCCGTTGCTACTATGTCTTTATGACGTATGAGCGGCAATTTACCGTATACACCCCATAAGTAGGCTATGAGTTCGGCTGCCGTCTTGTAGTCTTCCTCCGTGGCTTCAGGCTTACACTCTATTCCTATAGACTTTAAATTATGCGTCTTACTGCCGCTGTGCCACGCCGGATTTTTGCAGTCGACTATACAGGCGACCCGTCCCGCCTCAACCACGTAGTGGGCCGAGGTCCCAGCTTTCGGATTGCACAGCCAATTAACCACATTCTCAAATTTCTGTCCGTCCTCGCCCCAATGGTGTATTACTATCTCCGCCGGCTTGTTGTTTCCTACAGTCCTTTGGCTTAACGGGGCGGTTGACGGGTATCCGTAATTGGGACTGTCGTATTTTGTTATATACTTATAGCTCATCTCTCCATCTCCTTTTCTATATACTTTATTTTTTGGCTGTTCCCTGCTACGATTTTTTCTAACTCATCAATGCAACGCCCGTGTATGGTTACACGCTCCGCCAGATTCCTGTGGTTATCCTCAGTCTGTTTTTGAAAATTTTCCATGGTTGTGTTTAACTTCGTTATGGTCGTATTCAGTTTGATTATAGGGGTCATAACGCCAATTAGAGTTGCTATAAATCCTAATATCAGGATGATTCCCTCGTCACTCATATTATTCCTCGCTTTCTGTTTTCGTAGCCTTTTTGTAGTTTGCTGCACTAATCCCCAGCAGCGCACCCAAAAATGCGTCAATGGCTGTGATGGTTCCCACTACTTCCTCACCATATGGGAACCCCCAGATACCTGCAAGGGCAAAATACAGCGTGCCTAATGCCGGTAGCACTACCATTGCGATCCATTTCATCACATCATACATTCTGTCTGTCATTTTCTTTTCCTCTCTTTCTTTTAATAAAAAAACAGGCCTAAGCCTGTAAATTAACTTATTTCCAGCGTCCAAAGCAATATATTTGCGGCGACAAAGCACGTGTGTTTGCATCGTTGGTCGGTGTCCACATATATATATTTAGCGAAGACCTGGTGCTTCCACTTCCGGTTAAGGCCCCGCCTATCCAGTTACCATATGCTGTCACTATGCTGGTAGGCGTGCTGATGAAGAGGCCTGCAGGAAGTGTCGCTTTTAGCAGTGTAAAATATAGACCGCCTTCTGTACTCGATGTTTGATGCGTTGCAGGGTTCGAACCCCAACACTCAGAGGTTCCATCGTTCCACTTTCGATATGTCCACTTGCCGGAGGTTCCTTGTTCTACTACATAGTTGGTTTCGGCCTTGAATCGATTTGAAATATCCCTGAGGCACTGTTTTACACTAAGCATAGCAGCACCTCCCAATTGCTCCTATACAGTACCCCCCCCCCTAAGAAGTTTTGTAAGGATTGGGGGAGGTAAGGTTCAAGGCCTATGATTTTCTTAATACCATATAGACTTGAAGTTGCAGGCCCATGGCCAGTGGTTGTATTGTGGTCTAACCAGTTAACTCCTATAGTTGTATCATCATTTGCGATTCCATTTGTATTCCCCAAGTACAAAGTCATACCTAATGTTGCATGCCATTCAGGATAGACCACAACCGTGGAACCAACAAAAACTCCGTCGTGCTGTCGTTCCATCCTCATCGCATAATTGCCAAGGGACGTGTAAACGAGGATTGATTGATACTTGCTAATATTGTCAATAGTTTTTGCCCCTGTATCCCAATCGGAACTGGATTCCCACAGAATTTTGTTCTTTAATGCAAAATATTCTTTCAAAGATTTTGCAAAATTAGCCAAGTCTTTGAAAGCTTGTTTTTCACTTAGCATATATTTTCCTTTCCCGGCTCCGGAAAGGGAGCCGTCATGCTGTTCGTTTCCAGCAGTAGGCGACTTCATAAGGTGGCATGTTGTTGTGAGCTTCGCCATCACCCATGTACTTTGTCCAGACTCCGTTATCTCCACTTGAATAGGAAACCGCATTGTATTCGCTCACACCTGCTAAGGCGGGAGCCTGACTGCTATAAATAATTATCGGTAATTTGTGGTCATGTTTCGGCATTTCTGCGATTGTCAAATTATGATTTTCCTCTCCACCCGTAGCTCCCACCGCTTTAGCGCCTGCTGCTAATATAAACTTATCTTTAACTTGCACCCATGTGCCTCCCCAAAGGTCGGATGGGTTAATCGGCTTACTTGTCCAGTAGTATGAACCTACCGGATATATCCAGTCGATTAGCTTAATTACCCCCCCCCGCCAAAAACGGACTCCCAGAGGGATTGTAGGGTGGCGTCGTCGATGAGATAATCTTCCGCTGTTATACCGCCGTTTACCTCTGTGTCGAAGTCAACCTCGAGCGTTCCTTCTTTCTCGGCTATCTTTCCAATAGCCGCGCCTCTTATGGTATCCATTATGCTTATAGCTACCTTTTTGGTAGATATTTCAAATTCAGCCGAATCCGTATTGCTGAGAGCATCCGTTAGGAGGATTTCTACCTTATAGCTCTTACTAACCGCTATATTCCCTCCGCCGGTAATTTTTTTCGTCTCGCTTGTCATAGACTCATAATTACCGTAGATTCCGCTCTTAAGTCCATAGCGGCATTTAAGCGTTGCGCTGTTTTTGTTGTTACAGCTCGAAAAAATCGCTTTTGCGAAAGCGGTTATATATGTTCCTTTTTGTTCTTGTCTTGCTCCGCCGCTGTCGCTGCGATAACTGTCGGCGCCCGATAGCGAGGGCTTTGCATAACTGAGGAAGTCAACGTTTACTTCTTTAGCCGCAGACCAACGGCCCCTTGAGTCTTTTACGTAGCAATAAACTTTCTGTGCGCCGGATAAATTTATTACCGGCGTCCTGTACGGAGAAGCAGTAATCTCCGCATTCCCGTATTTAATCTTATAGCCCGTTATGGTGCTCCCTTGTACTCCTGCCATGGTATTGAACGCAATCTGTATCGCTGAATACCCTTGCAGATATATTCCCCAGCCTGCTACTATGGAGTTTTCGTTGTGTGGTGTTGCTGTTACCTTGGTGAGGGTAGGAATATCTGCTGAGTTTACATTCACAGTAATATTTTTAGTCACGGAACCTATCCCGTCGGTAGTACATACTACTGTGGCCGTACCGCTTGTGGTATTAGGAAGGGCTGTCGCCCAGTCTCGCGGTATAGTAATTGCTACAGAGTTTGCCACCCCTGTTTTGGTTATGGTTTTTGACCCGAGAGTCACTTTTATGGTGTGCGTGAAGGCCGCATACCTGTTAGTGTATACGGTAAAGCTTCCTCCCGTGGTTACGCTGCTCGCTGAAAGTGTGGCCGGTGATGTCCTTGGTATTGTCGATAAGGTTGGCGATGCCGATGCTGTGACAGTTCCGCTGCTGGAAGCTGTTTTTACATAAGCATATATGCTCACGCTCTTAGTTCCGTCTGAATTATGAGGAATATTCACGTCTACACTGTATAACGTCTGGGAACCGGAGCTTGTCCTATTTGGGTTTACTTTCTCGCTGCTGAAATAATATGTAGAGCCGTCAATAGTCACATACTTGGTATATCCATTATGATCCCATGAGCCGGATGTCCAGCTTATGTTTACATTAACTCTAAGGGTGGTGTAGTTGCCCGATACCGACTGACTAAGCTGACTCGTGCCTATTGATAATGATAACGCCATTTTTTATCCCTCCCATTCTAAATTAAAAAAATCATTGTCGGTGTTTACGAGCCATTTACCTATTTTTAAATATCCTTCAAAGATTTCCGCTTTCTTGATATATAGCTTTTCGTTAGATATGTAGGCGACCTCGGCTGTGTTTTGATAAAAGCTAAGCCTGTCTGCGGTGAACACAGAGTATAAGCCCTGCTGAGCTATACCTTCTATTTCCTCGCCGGTGTCCGGGTCTACTATGGTCGCTTTTCCAAGGTTTTGCCCTATGGCAACTCCGATTTTTTTAATCGGTGTCTGCGTACCGTTTACGTCTGCACTGTCGAAAAAGAGGACTCCCGCTTTTATGAATCCTCTTGTATAGTCTACATATTCTTTCAGTTCCCCATCGACATCGCTCACTTGCTTTTCTACATTTTCGAGGTTGAGCAGTATGCCGCCTGAACTTATATCTATTTCATTTCTCACCGTTTCAAGTAGTTCTTCCTTCTGGTTGGCCGACTCACTTTTGGTAGTGTATGTTTCTTCGACGCTGATTTGTAGCCCGTCTATTTTCGCTTCTATCTGCGTCGACATATTGGTGATGTCGGTACGAGTCGCCATGTCGGTCGTGGCTGTCGTTATATCCTCCTGCCATATTTTGGTCTGGATTTTTCCTTGTATCGCCTCCAGCTCAGTACCTTGAGACGTTAGCGAAGTCTCGATGACGTCAATACTTTCCGTTACCGTGCCAAAGGCCATATCGAGGGTTTGCCCTTTTGTGTCAATGAGAATCTTCGTAGAGTTTATGGTTTTATCACTGCCGTTTATCTCGGTAAAAAGCGAATCTATGTCCAGCTTCCCAGCTGAGATATTAGCGTTGTCCGACACCATGTCATTGACTATTATAGGGCTTTTTATAGCGTCGGCATGTACTCCGGTTGCGTCGAACATAATATTGCCGGAAGCGTCCAGCACATATATGTTGTAATCGTTATTGGCGTCCTTTCCTATCTGAACTCGCGTCCTCGATGCGTCTTTTACAATTATAGCGTCTCCGGTTATTTGCAGCCTTCCCGAATCAGACCGAATATTAACCTTGTTCGTGTTCAGCTGCCCTGAGGTTATTTTGTCGGCAATCACTGACACTATTTTGGCGCTGCCTATAGTTGCATCTGATATTAGTGCAACGACGGCATCGGCGAACTCGGTTTGAAGCACGCTGCCGGAGGCAGAACCGAACATTAGAGTATTTATATCCGCTACATCAGTACTCAGGTTCCCGACCTTTGCCTCGGCGGCAGTCAGTCTTTTTTCTACTACTATGTTTTCGGTTTGTAAGTCGTCTATATCAGCCTCGGCGGCAGTCAGTCCTTTTTCGATTGTGATGTTCTTTGCCTTTATATCGTCAATTTCTCCTTCAGCAGCAGTTATTTTGCCCGACACCTTTACCATGTCGGCCTGAAGCACTACTACTTTTCCGTCTACGGCTTCTATCTTTTCGGTATATTCGGTAGCGATTATGAAGTCACCCGTTTGATATGTTCCCTCTTGCCTTGCAACATCGCATATGTATATTTCCGAGTTTTTGTCGAACCATAAATCCCCCTTATCGTAAGGGGGGAATGGTGTAGTTATGAATACTCTTCTCTTGTCGTCTGCCGTGTCTTTGGCTGCTTCCGCAAGGGCCAGCGCCTCTGTCAAGTCTTTGTCTATTATCCGCTCCCAGCCGAAATATCCGCTTTTCTCAGTAAAGCCGTATGCGTAACCCGTGTCTCGGTCATAATACAGGTCGCCTACATGATTTTCGTATTCGTCCGCAGTCCAGCTGCTCGCAGGGTAATTAGAAAGGCTGGGGGTTCCTTGGTAGAACCATATTTCTGTCTTACCGTCAATGTCCTGTTGCAACTTCGAAAATTCTTCAAGGGTTTCGTTCACAAAGTCATTTAAGGACTGGTTGACCTTCGTCACTCCGGTGCGTGCCTGTTCTGTGGCTTTTTTAATATCTGCGATTCCTAACTTTCGTTCTAAATCTTGTGCAGTTCTGACCCCGCTTATATCCCTCTTCGTTGCCATTGCATCATCTCCTTAATTCCAACTGATATTTCCGTTAGAGTCTACCGTGAATCCGAGTTTTCTCAAAATAGTCTTTATATCAGAATATGAGAAGTCTCGGCTGTCGTTCAAGTAATCAATTATTTCATAATTATATGTATCGTCACTGGGATACTGACTCTTGTACATAATAAGTTTTGCACCATAATCCATATCTGAACTGTTTATATAATTTACAACTTTTTCTTTTTTTGATCCACTTATTGTTTTACCGTTTTCATCTTTGTCGGCCTTCATGTTACTGAGTACCTGAGAGTGTCTCTTATAATTAGAATATCCTCCCGTTGCCTTAGCTATCAAATAATTGTCCGGATTCTTTACTGCATAGTGAAATTCTTCAAAACTTCCATAGTCTTTATAATCAGTAAGATCTAATTTTTCTTCGTTATTAGCTACATTGTTGGCCATGATATTTTTCTTGGACACGGGAAGATCTAAACTCGCAATATAGTCTATCTTATCAGCAGTTTTCTTTTTTTTGGCCAGCTCCTCTCTGTATTTCCAGTAATCTGATATTGGCAAGTTTAATTCTTTGTATTCTTCTATCTGTTTTTCCTTGAGCGGCTTTCTTTCATTGTCAAAGTACTCCCTTGCGTTCTTGTTCGCCCATTGACCGAATATCCCTGCCTGCACTCTATTTTGAATATTATCCTCAATCGGGAAGCGAAGGTTTCCGCTATCAGTGTATGAGCCTGCAACTGGTAAATTGTCGTCAAACATTTTAAGGCCGTTAATAGTCTTTTTTATCTGATTTCCCCCTACTGGCGCTAAAAACGGAATCACCTTTTTAACTTCTCCGGACAGAGTCAGTTCGTTTCCGTATTGATCCTCCCCGCCAGTCATTACCCCTACCAAGTTCGGAACCGCACTTGACATAGGTATTCTTCCTCCATCAGTAAATAAATTGACATATGGCAGCGCATCTACCAGCATATCTGCAGCTTCTTTAAGCCTTTCGCTCGTGCTCTTGTCGTCATCGTCATCCCCTGCTCCTAAAGCAGTCATGAGTATTTCAATAACATCGAAGGTCGGATTGTATCCTGCCAGCGCTTCAAAGGTCTTCCCAAATACATGAGTCAGAGCAAATAATTGCCCAAGAGTAAATGTCATCTTTGCTGTAGTTTTAAACGCGCTCTTTTGGGCAGCCTCTTTACTCTCGTGATATGTATCGTAAAACATGCTGTACAGCTGATTATTCACTTCAAGCTGGAACTGCGCCACCATGTTAAACAGCTTGGAATTATATAGCTGCGGTGTTGCGCCTTTAGTTCTGTCTCCCATTATCCGGGCAGCAAATTGTCCCGCCTGGGCATGAGCCTGATCCTCAGTTAACCCCTTTGATCGAAGCTCGTAATATTTTGACCTGACTATTTGATTAGAAGCAAACCAGTCTATGCCTTTCATGAATAAAAAACCTGTATTTCTTACCTTCTCCCATCTTGTTTGTGATATTGCATCAGTTCCCATTCTACTTATCAGAAATCTGTTTTTAGACTCAAAATTATCTCTTATAAAGATATTTTTTATAGAATCTGCCGTTCCTTTAAATACTGCTGCTTTATTTGTCTTTGCCATAGCCTGCACTGGCGCTATGAGGTTCGTAAGGGAAGATGGTACGTTATATCCGATCATAGTCGCACTTGTCTGTTTCCTCATCTCGTCAAGAAAAGCAAAGCCTTTCCTGCCAAATGTCTCCTCAATAGCTCTGTCAAGTTTATTCTTTTTTCCTGCTAAATTATTCGTCCATTCATGTATCCACGCCGCATAAGCTGAAAGATGGTTATCCTGAATTTGTTTTATTCTCTTCTTCTGCTCCTGCTCAGAAAGTCCTTCAAGTTTATCAAACCCACTTTTTTCACCGTAAATCTCACGCACATACTCCTCAAAAGCCCTGCCTCTTTGTATATCTTCAGTGTGATAAATAAGGTTGGCTATGCCACTTATATATCCATCAACACCCGCAATCGCATCAAGTGTAGTTCTCAGTCCTTTTCTCGGCTGTGCACTGGAAAAATAGTTTTTCTGCGGAGACCAAAATTCTGTTAGCCCGTTTATATCTGTAGGCAATACATGTTCTTGCATATTTTGAGCATTGAACGGTATCCCATTGCGGCTAAAGACATCTGTAAGCTCCTGAAAGTGTCTCATATAATCATCACGTTTTGGAATCGGTTCAAAACCTAAATCAGTAAGGACATTATTCGCAAGTTCAAGATAATTATCGTATTTTTTCTTTATTTCCTTTGCAGCATACTTTATTTTATCTTGATCTTTTATATCAGGAAACTCTCTCGCAAGGCTCTGGTCGTCATATACCACATAGTCGCCCTCATCGTTCAGATACTTACCTTCACCCCACTTCTGGACTGCAGCCGATTCTTTAGTTTTTGCTTTAATGCCAAAAGTTTTTATCTCGTTTCTCTCTTGGTTCTGCCATTTAATGCTATCAGCTTCATTGTCAATAGCCTTTTGGAATATGAGATTATTTAACTTTTGCCCTGCCTCTCGTCCAAAAACTCGCTCTGTAACCCTTATAGTATCCATGTTATTCATAGACAATTTGGACAAGTCTTTTGCGTTAGCCATAGCCTTATCAATATCATCTTTACCGATTTCAATTAAGGCCCGTCTTAACTCTTTACGTGTTTTCCTCGGCAAATCTGCCTCAGCAAGTTCCTGAGCCATCTCTTCTGCCGGGGCTGCACCTTCTCTTATCGGCGCAATATCTTCCGGGGCTGTTCTTATTCTGATTGGAGCAATATCATCTCTAATAGGCGCAATACCTTCTATCGCAGATCCTACATCTTCTCTGATCGGAGCTATATCCTCTCTGAGCTTTACATCTTGACTGTAGATACCTCTTCCTCTTATAGGAACTATATTGTTAGGGTTAGATAAAGAAAACTTCAAATCATCAAACTGATTGATTTTGTTCTGCCTATCCCCTTCGATGTTAGGATCGTATTCTATGACGTAAAATCCATAGTCTGTTAATTCTTGCTTTAAAGTAGCATCCGTATCATTAGGAATTACCATAGCTTTGATTTCATCTAAGCCAACGGCTCTTTGAGGCTTTGCTTCAAAATAGTCTGTAGGTATGTCCTTTAGGCTGTTTAAATCGTTTATTACTTCTTGCAGTATTTCAACCGGAATACGGTTTACATCAAAATTATACTCATTTAAAATTTTTTTAAAATTTTCAGATGTAAGTTTTTTAGTACTAAATTCGAACACTGCTTCAGTTGACGAATTGAACACATTGAAATAATCACCTTTGTAGTATGGGTAAAGGGCATTGATACTTTCTCCAAGTTTTTCCTTTAGGGGCGTTACCATTTCATCTGCTAATGCTTTTATTCTGCTCTCATTTGCTTTTATGTCAGCAATGGATTTGAATTTTTTAGCTATATTGGAAGATATCGCTCCGGCGGATACACCCATAAAGCCATTTTCTCCACCCTGAGTCCTTCCTTTGGTCATGTTTTTTACAAGATTCTCTAATGTAAAATCATCATGTAATGCTTTAAAACTTCTGCGATTCCCAGATGATGTATAAGGGTCTTTGCCGTTATAAATACCTACCGATTTTTCAATCCCCTTAAACAGATTGGCAAGCCATGTATTATATTCGCCTTGATCTATTTTTTCGTCAATCGCTTTTCTTGTAGCTGCAAGGTCTTCTGTTTGTTCTACCTTTCTGCCACCGTTCTCCATGTATTCTCTTATCTTTCTGGCAAGCATTACCTGTTTAAAAGGTTTCTGATTATCAACAAGCGTAGCTAATGTATGTTCTTCGATGGAAGGGATTTCTTGTTTCCAATACTCTCTCTGAACCTCTTTAAACTTTTTTCCGTAAAGATCGTTCCATTCTTTTCCGGACATATTGTCCGCTTCGGCAATGCCAGTAGCCATTTTTTCTAAGATAAAATCAAACTGCTCTTTTTCTTCTTGAGAAATTTTAGTAATTTTTTCAGAAATCTGTACAGGTACAGGCGTTGACGTCTCCGCAAGATAAAAGTTCTTCATGCCCATATCATCCCTATATCGTTCAATAAGACCAGCTTCGCCTTTTTCCCTGTCAATCATATCCTCAATGTTTTGCGGTGCTAAATTCGTAGCGTTAAATAAAGGCACGCTACCTGCGCTTCTCGCCCTTGCATATAGTTCAGAAGCTTTATTATCATCTACCTCATAGCTTAGACTTGGGAATCTCGGACTCCATACATCTCTGTCATAAACCTCATTCTTTCGATTTCCAGGATTGATAGTTTCCTTGTCAAACAACACTGAGATTCTGCCAAAGTTAGAGTGATCAACTTTGTTAGGATCTGTAATAGCTATGCTTGGAGATGGAAGGCCGCCTAATGAAATCAAACCTCTTAACTCAGGCTCTTTTATGTTTCTAATAGCCATTAAAGTCCCATGAGTTCCTACATCACTTGCCTGTAGTATAACTTCTTTATTGTTGCTGTCTACCAGTCTTCCGCTATCACTTAATGAATATCTTATGTCCGGATCTTCTGTGGGGTTAGTATTATCTACACTCTTTATCTGTTCTGGACCGAATACCACATAGGACTTACCTCTATAGGCAACTTCTCCTCCGTAGCCGCCGTCTGCCCCCTCATCCAATACTAAACCGTCATAGTCATATTCATTTTCGATTAAGAAGTCCCTTAAATCTTCGCCCTCAGTCCAGTCTATAGTATTGATTTTGCTATAAAAGGTATCGCTCTCATAAGGATTGATTCCCATAGCGTTGCCGCCCTTGATATAGTCGTTAATGTATATCTCACGAGCTTCGGGGTCACTTATATCAAACGGCTTTTTGATATCAAGATATACTTCATAAGTCTGCGGATTATCAGCAACTTTGCCGGTGTTTATGCTGCTTGCGCTTGGGTTTTGATAACGGTCTGCATATTCCTTGTTAGAAGTAAAATATGTACCATCTTTGAATACGGTATATCCTCCTGAGGGTGTGCCATGATACATAACCATTAAACTACCGTTTTCATCTCTTACCTTGCTGTCCTTAAATCGTTTAGCTTGTTCTTTTGTAAGCTGTCTACCAGTTGAATCGGATAAAGAATATTTTTTTGAATTTTCTGCATTGCTTTTTGTTTCGCTCTCTGATATACTGTCATCGACGGAATTGCTAATGTCGGGGAATTGGACCCCGGGATTTAAGGTAGTTCCGTCCTTTTTGTATACCAATTCAAACTTATTTCTCTCAAGGTAACTTTGCAGATTTTTTCTTCCGTATACGCTCAGTATTTGGTTTTCATCAATATAGATATCGTTATATGTTCCCTTTCCGTCTATTTTTACAGGAACGATAACATTATTCCCCTCATTGTTCTTTACATCCGTAATGATTAAATAATGATCATTGTCTTGCTTGTATATTTCTAAAGGATTATCCATGCTATCAACGGACTTGATCAGCAAATCCTTTCCTAAGCCGTGATAATTATATTTGTCTCCTGTTGGTAATCCTAATTCTCTCGCTTCAGCTTCAGAATAGATGATGGTTTTTGCATGGCGCTGTGTGATTAGCATAGGCAAATCCTTCACGCCATTTTCAACCAATATAGCAGGGGTATAGTCTCTTGCTTTAACTTGGCTGTTTTGACTCATTTCATTATTCAAGGCCTTGTCAATTTCTTCAGAAAACACCTCACTTATATGATACTTCGTGTTGCTTTCTCTCTTTGCTGTCAAATTAGTTTCTTTACCTTGTTTAGTTGCTTTATAAACTTCCTTATATGCTTTATCAAATGAACGCTTTACCTTTTCAAGTTCTCTCGCTTCTTTACTTCCGGCAGTGGCCATCTTATATATGTGCTTAATGTAGTCATATATTTTTTTAAATACATTTGGATTTTTTCCAGATAATTCTCTTATAAATTGTTCATCAGTAAAAAGATAATCGCCCACAAGATCCGCTGTTGCTTCATTTTTTATGTCAGCGTTTGTCCCTTCGTATAGCTTGGTGAGTTCTAAAACCTTATTATCGTATTCTCCTTTAGTTGTCGCATACTCTTTAACAATGTTTTGTAATGTCTCATACTCTGTAGTATCTTCCAGCAAATGAGTTGTTTCATGGCCTACAATAGTATTTATCGCTTTGTCAGAATCAACATTGATTAGAACCTTTGTTGTGCCGTCCTCATTTACTCTCACAAGGCCGTTAATGTTAACGCCTTCTACTTCGTGCCCTAACTGCTTCAACTGCTCATTATTTACAAAGCCGTAGTTGGTCTTAGTGTCATTAGCAATCCTATTTACATAGCTAAATAGATTATGCATCTTGCGAGTATTATTCATATTCGCATTTTTAGCGCTCTCAACTAACTCCTTAGTGATATCTGAATCACCTTCAGTTATTTCATGAGTAAATGCTTCATCTTTTAATGCTTCTTGTCTGTAGGTCTCCTGTAGGTTGTAGTCCTTTTTAAGCAGTCCTAACATATTCTGTGCTACATCCTGCTGTAATTTACCGATTTTTTCTTCAATCTCAGCTTTTTTCACATTATCAGTAATATTCGTCAACTGCTTCTTTAAGTCTTTAATTTGAGTTGTTTTTTCGCCTACAAGCGCAGATTCTATAGCATCAATACCAATGTCTCCATTAACCAGATCTTCCATAACCTCATTTTCAATTTTGGCCTGTTCTTTTTTGTCTAATGTAGCTTCAGAGTAATCAATCTCTCCAGCGTCAAGTTTAGTTAAAACCTGATCTTGTATTTTCTTCCTTTCAGTTTGGCTAAGAGTACCGAAAGTTTTCTCCTGCTCCTCGATTATCTGATTGACACGTTCTTTTACAGCTATATCCTTTTGTCTCTCTGTAGCTCTTCTAAAAACTTCTGTATTTATTACTTTCTGTTCGTTGTCAGATAGTCCTGTGTCGTAGTCTCTGCCTGTTCTAACTGCTCTTCCTACTTTACCTACATTAGCGCCGCCCCCTAAGGCTGCTCCACCTATAAAGGATTCCAAATACCCATCCATGGCTTCTTCAGAAAAAAGTAGTTCTTTCAGGTCTTCTTCGCTTGCATATGTAAGTTTTTTCCCTACGTTTTGAGCAATTTCCGTTAAAACTTCTTCTCCACCTTCACCAGCGGCATCTATTCCAAATTTAGTCAACGTTTTAGTAGCTTTATCCGCTATGCCGTCAGTTAGCTTTTTTACCACTGTATCCGACAACGCTTTCCCGCCAAATTTAATGCCCCCTGTGAGTCTTTCAAACAGTATTTCGGAAAGACCAGTTATAGCGCCATATCCTTGTGCTTCTCCAAATGAGGCTCCGTTTTGATAGGCTTCTTCTGTTCCTCCCGCATATCCAGTTGTACCCATTGTGATAAACCAAGGTATGCCTATTGCCTGAAGCCCTGCCGTTCCCATAAGAAGCCCTCCTGATTGTACTAACGCATCCGCTTTTTCGTCTAAAATTGAGCCGTTTTCATATTCGCCTTCATTCAGTAATTCATTAGCGCCGTTTATAACCCCACCAGTAAGCTTATTAAATACCTTTTCTCCCAACTTGTGTTCTTCTATTAAATTTCTGGCTATAAAATTTTTAACTTCGTTATATGTATCTTCTTTTCCAAGTAGCTTTGCACCTCCTGCTACTACATTTGCCCCCAAATCTATAGCAGCTTCTCCTATTCTTAGGGCTCCGGTAGACAGGTCGCTTCCTATGTCTTGGCTTGTCCCCAAAATAGTTCTTGCAATATCTCCAAAATCGTAACCATCTTCAAAGGCCCCTTTCTTGAACCAGCCTTCAGAAGTTACCCCGGTCTTTGCTTGGTTCAGAGCATTTAACTTGCTCGCTACAGTAAAGTCAGAAGCTCCACTTTTTAACGCTTCGTCGTATTCCTTTTGAGCCTTTTTTATTTTCTCCTCATTTTTAGAGTTGCTATCTTCTTTTACAGTGCTTCTTATCGTACTATTTAAAAGTTCTCCCGTTGTTTTAGCAGCTCCCTTCACAGATTTTCTGCCTGCTCTCTCTAAAAACTCTATTCCAACTCTCTTATATGCCCTTGGGCTCTCAGTTGGTTTTGCCGGCACAGTATCTTCACTTTTCGTGATTAGGCTATCACGTACCTTTTCTCCTATTCCCTTTTGGATTCTTTCGAGAACTTCCTCGTATTCTTTTTTCTTTTTAGTGGCCATATTTTTACTCCTTTTAACGTTTACCAAACGCCTTGGCCCAGCCTATAGCTGTATTCATTGCACTGGAAATTCCATTTATAGCCGCTAAATCTACCGCATTAGTAGTAGATTTCGTTATCCTTGTGTTGCCTCCACCACCTTTTCCGCTACTGCTGCTTCTTTTAAGTGATTCATTATATTGCCTTCGCTCTTCGGCAAGTTGGGCATCAAATTGCCTCTTTTGCTCAGCAAGCTCGTTCTCCGTATTTATTTGGTTCAATACGTTGAGCCATCTGTTATAATATTCATTGCTTATTTCCTGCTGTTTGTTTGTCTGTTCAAGAATTAAATTATTCTTGTATTGGAACCCCTCTAAAGATAACTCAAGTTGCTTTTGAAGCGTCTGATAGGCAATCTCTGCAAGTTTAGCGTTATTTTGTAATGTTGCATCCTTTATAGCATTGTCATAGTTTAAAACAGCCTTGTTGTAGCTTTCTCTTGCTGTGGCCACACGGTTTTGATAGGTATTATACATACTTACCTGCGAGGATTCACTATATCCAGTACCGGCAAGTCCATTCGCAGCCATTTGTTCTGCATTTGCACCATACTGCCCCGATTGTTTTTGCCAATCGGTGTATGCTCCGGACTGCTCTTTTATATAATCCTTATGAGCTTGTTCCTTCTGCTGATTCACCTGTTCAATAGCAAAATCAGTCTGCTCTTGTTGCAGCTTTGTCTGTGTTTCCTCATATTTTTTTGCTGCATCAATTTGATCCTGATAGAACTTGTCAGATTGATTTATCATGCTGTTGTACGTACTATTCATACTGTTTAACGCATTATTTTTATCTGTTTCAACCTGTGCAAAACGAGGATCATTATAATTTACTGCCACGTTACTACCTCCTTATCTCTTGATATAACCGCCTATGTAACATTCAATAGTGACGGACTCTAAGCTGAATCTCGTATCTGAATAGAACTTCAGCTGTATATTTTTAAATTTCTTTCTTTTTATCCTGCTTACGAAGTAATCAGTGACATTCTTATATTCATCTATCTTTTCCCAGCTACTCTTATCCGTCTTTACATATACCGTAATATCTCCTGTAGCTTCCGCAACGCAGCCTCTTTTATTTGATGTTTTTTGATATTGTGGATGGTCAAACTTATCAATAGGAGTCGTCCAGTAACTCTCTACATCTGCCTTGAGATTGTCAAGTGTATATATCCCATTTGCTGTGCCTAAATATAGAACCTCATCCTTTATCCTAACGCTTATTACTTTTTCCGAAAGTTCCCAGTAGAACCACTCATACTCTATATGAGTCTCGTTTTGGAACGTTCCTCTTGAATCAGCTAAATAGATATGGGTTCCGGTTATTACGAGTAAATATCCTTTCCAAACTTCCATCATCATATCCTTGTAGACCTCTTCATTCAAAAGCTTCCTGTCCACTACCGTGCTTCTGTGGCCTACGACCTGCTGTGTAGTTATGTCTCCGGAAATTCCTTCTATTCCTCTTTCTGATGTGAATAAAATGTCATCGTTGAAGTTTATACCCGTTCCTATACACCCTGTGGATATACTGGAGTGTGAAGAGGGATATATCTTACCATATTCTGCATCTACTATCGGATTATGATAAAATACGGCTGTATTTGCTTGAGACGGTTCTTTGAATACCCATAGGGCGTTATTACCTGCAACCAGTGCCTTAACCGGAGCGAGATCTAATCCCTCTTCATAATAATCAAGGTCGCTGCAATAGGCAGGGTTATCAAGACTCGAGTGCCATACAGTATTTGGATAATCTTTATTGCCGCTAAAAAAGACTCTGTTGTCGAACACCTGCAGTAATGTGCAGTTGTTGATTCTGCCCCGGTATCCCTCTATAGTCTTTCTGAACTGCACACTGACATTGTCCTGCCCATCCGTCAGCGGCACTTCCGGCGCTTCTTTAAAAGTTATCTTTCCCTCAAAGGGATCCATCGTGTACGACGTTACTTTATTTCCGTTTATCTTTACGATAGGAGCATAATCTGCATCTATTCCCTTTGAATCAAGATAGAAGTCCTTGCTTTCCCCGTCTGCGAGAAATGTATTAATCCTAAGTCCAGTTAGCATGTTCACATCTTCATGGATTGTACCGCCGCCTGAGGGTCTTCTTCCTATAGACGTTGTCGGTACGTAACCTTCTACTTCGTCTATGGTATCTCCGTCATATCTCAGGTAGTTTATTCCGTCTTTAAAGTACCATATGTTATTGTATATGAAGCTCTGCGAGGGACGTGGGTTTAAACCTGAATAAACTTCTGACCTCTCTTCGCCCTCAATCTTGTATAGCTTGGTTCCGGAATGAATTAGGATTAGTTCCGTGTTTCCTACGGTATAAAAAAATATCCCCCATACCGGCTCGGTGAAACTTTCTATCTTCTTCAGCCCCGGTCTTGTTCGGATACTCTCTATCTCGCCATATTCTTTCCACATGTTTATGCTGTCGGGGCTTCGCACTGCGTTTATTTCCTCGCCCCTAAAATCCACTCCTCTAAACGAATGGTAGATTCTCGATATTAAGTCTCCGCTTGACATTAAATATTCACTCCTCCGCTCATGTATATAAAGCCTTCTGAATGTCGTGGATCAAGCCTCTGAAGCATGGTTTCATATCTCTGGCTGTATATCTGTCCGTATCCGTTTGATACGTCACTTTTAAGTAGGTCTGCGGCCACACCGTATGGCATAATTTCAAGAAGGTCTTGCGATAATTCAAATTCGTATGAATCTTCCGTGCTTTCGGTTATTGTAGCAGGGTATTTGTAGTAATATATCTTCGCTGTTCCCGGCTCGAAAAATTCTACTGTCTGCCCGAATATCTCGAAGTATTCTTCCTCGCCGTCGATATTTTCAAAAAGAATGTGGTCGAGCTGGTAGAAACCCTCTATTTCGTTCAAATCAATGGAAAGGTTTTGCAATGATATATTTTCTTTTTTGATGGCCGGCAGTTTCTTTATCCTCGCAAGCTCAAACTGAATTTGGTTTATGACATCGTTTATCTTTCCCTCTATGTCAGGGTCGTCTGTGAGTTTCCCGCTTTGAGTGCTCTTTTCTTCTATAAGAGCAAGTGTTTTCTTTTTCATTTCCAAAAGCGTCATCTTTGTCCCTCCAATAGTTCATATAAGTCGATAGCCTCTTTCACCCCACACATTTTGTATTCTGGAATCGTAAATCCCATTCCTTGCACATATACAATAAGCTGGTCTTTTTCGAGGCCCACCTCTTGATGTGAGTTCTCTACCACTTTTTTCCCGTTCTTTCTCGTGTAGGTCCTTTTCAAATCTGTTATTAGGACATCTCCTTTTATTACCTGCTTCACATCGAAGGTATATCCTTCGTCTGTGTCGTGATCGTCACATAGGAATATATCTTTGCCCGTGTGTACGTACCCGCCGTAAAAACCTACATTTGGCGTTATCACATACTTTTCAAGTTTTTTAATCTTCTTCATATTATCTCCTTTCATCGCTCCGGGAGTCGCACCCGGTTTCACTCTTGCAATGACAAAAAGGGGGAGGCTGAAACCTCCCCTTTAATTAGTAAAGTACTGCTGCCTTGATGTCGGTAGTGGCCGGCACAAGCTTTACCTTGCCCTTGTTATCTGCGAATCTTGCAGACTCGATTCTTATCTGCACGAATCCCCCTGCCGGTATGGAAAATTCCGTATCGGAAGAGGAGGCAGCGTAAGAACCCGCTACCGGCTTTTTAAGGGTGAGTTTGCCCGCTGTCGTTCCTGCGTTCTGCGCCACGATGACAACATATTCCTCTGTCATCTTTGGCATTGTAAACTCAAAGCCATCGGCGGCGGCAGTAGCCGCCTTTGGCGTGAAAACTGATAATTTATTCAATTCTCCCTTTTCTGGTGTTAAAACTGTTACAGCCATTTATTTCGCCTCCTTTAATGTGCTCTTATTACGTACAGTTCTTTAGGTCTTACAAGTTTGGCGCCGTAGACATGCAGACCTTTGATGATATCAGCGAAGCCTTTTTCTTTCCTCGCGGTCTCTACTTTATCTATCTGACCTGCAAATGCGATGGCTTTCTTTGTTCTTATCATTTCGTAATCGTCGGTACCATCGTTGTAGAGATTGTTTGAAAGTCTCAAGTATGTATTCGCATACTTGCCTAACGCCCCTCTCTTTACATACTCGACGTTGTCAGTGAACAGCTCCGCAAGCTCGCCTCTGAGCCCTACTATGTGCTCAGGGGTTAAGTCTGCCGCAAGCTCTGTTTTCTGCGATACGTTGTTTTCGTAAAGCTTTATGTGGGCCTGGTCGATTGGGTCGAGCATGCTCGTGAGAGCGCTTATATCGGTGGACGCACTCATCATATCGGAGTTAGCGTCTGCCGCTTTGGTTCCGACGAAGGCGTCGGCGGATTCCGCAAGCGCAATCTTCGCCTCATCGAACTGCGTCTCGAGATATCCGGCCATGGACTGTGCTCTGTCGATATCATCCACCTCAAAGGCGAAGGCGTCGGCCTGCGTAATGTCAAGATACTGAGAGTTGTCTCCGAGGTTTTCGATTTCTAAATCCTGGCCTGGGACGTACTGCTGAATGGTAGGTCTTACGGCGCCTACTATCTTCAATCTGCCGCCTTGCTTTATCTCCCCTTCAAACTGGTAATCGCACCAGCCTGCGAGGACTAAGTCTTTTTTCAATTCCGTCTGGCAATATTTTGACCAGTACATGGGTTTAAAGTTTGCACCCATTATCTTTCACTCCTTTCATTTGCTACCACTTAAGCATAGAGTTTCTCACGTTCTTAAAGATTACAGGATTTTCAAGGTCCTTTTCGGTCAGCTTGTCCGCTTCTTCGGGAGTGTAGAAGGTCTTAGCCTCCTCCGTTGAACCGTTCTTCATACTGCCCATCTTTTCAATATGAGGTTTGTCCGATGTTTTTGCGTATAGCTCGTAAACTTCCTTTATTGGGGTGTTTTCGTTGAATTTCGAAGCAAAGGCTTGAAATTCTTTGCTTTCTACTACCTCTTCATTCACCCCTATGGTTTTTAACTCTTCTTTGGTATCCTCCGCTTTTCTGTACCGGGCAAGGCCTGTAAAGATGAGCTTTTCTCTTTTGCTCATCTTATCTACTCCTTTTTCGGCTAAGCGGTCTACTTCTTCTATCACTTCGTCCATTCCGGCTTCTATGATTTTCTGAACTTCGCTCTCGGCGAGAATCTTTAAATCCGACTCGCTGTATTCTGCCGCTTGGCTCTTTGGAACCTCTATGCCTCTTTCTTTGTAGAACTCGGCCATCTGCGCTGTCGCGTCGATGATGTTGGTCGTTCCGAGCCCGGCGTTTAATACTCTTTCAGCGTTTTTGTACGGTGCGATTTCTTTGTCAAATTCGCGGCGTATTTTCGCCTCCTTGCGGCTGAGCTTTTTCGCCACTAAATCATCTACTCGCTCGTTGAGCTCTGCTTCAGTATACTTTTTTTCCTCTTTTCCCTCTTCGGCGGCTTCGGGCTTACCTTCAACCATTTCTTCTGTAGTTGGTTCCCCTACATTTTCAGTATCTTCCAATACGAGGTCTTCTCTTTCTTCAAACATTCTTTACCTCCCTATTTTTTCATGAGTGTTTGACTTCACTGCCCCATACAGTTTTTCGTCTTACATGCCTGGACGATGATTAAACTTAATTACTTTGCGGCAACATTGCTTCTGCCTCTGCTATTTGCCCTGCTTGTGATTCATAATCCCCCATTAGGAACTGTTGCGCTCTTTGCTGCATCAGCTGAGCCTGAGCGTTCATTGCGGCTATTTTACTTTGTTCGTTTTCCCATTCTTCTATCAATTCTTCGAGCTTTTGCTTCGGCATTACCGAATCGTCGTCGAGAGTCTTTATGTAGAGTTTCAATTCAGGTATACGCTGTGTGTTAAACAGACCGCTCGTCAGAAGATTTTCCATCGACTGTTCCTGCGCATACCTGTCGAAGGCCCCTTTTGGTGTTATATCAACTTTAACCGATGCTTTCAGTTCTTCAAGAGATGTTTTAGATACTTCTTTAACATTTATATCTTCTTTGCCTGTACCGGGATCTGTTATCTCTTCATAAAGAACTATGCTGTTATTATATACAATCAGCATATCCAGCCATATTCTGGCCAGATCCTCAACAAAAGCTTTTAAATATTGCAAGTGTTCCGTCAAGGGCTGCTGTGATGCTTGCTGAACGGCTAAGATAGCTCGACCGGATGCGCTCTCTGGGTTTATATCTCCCGTCGCTATATCCCCGGCTCCTGCAAGTTCTCTTGTGGTTGCTATCAACTCGTTTTGCAGCTTTTCAACGTCAGAAGACATCTGTGCCGGATTTAAATTAGCTAAAATCTTAGCAACATCATCTATCGTCGCACCACCTTTAACCTTTACTATGCCTCCTACTTGGCCTACAGCACTCGGATTGGCTATCTTGTCCATGTTCGCAATCTTCTGAGGGTAAGCTGTATTCTTTACGGTTATCGCCCGCCTCATGGCCGTTTTATTCGTTTCAAGTTGGTTTGGTATTAGTTGTCTGACTTCCCCTTCCCCTCTCGCAGAACCTTTCTTTTCTTCCCATACAAAATGGGCTACCGGGTAATATCTCAGGCCTGTATTTATGTCTTTCTTTAGGTCTACTGTCCTTGTGGCCTGTGCGAAATGTACCGTGCCGTCTTTTTTGTACAGCTTGGTGACTACCGTACACATGTTGTCTTTTTCGTACTTTGCAGCTTCACCTGCCTCTTCGATGTTATCCATATCGCCTATAATGTGCTCTATCTCTTTCTCGGAGACTCCCAAGGCTCCTGCAATTAGCTTTACCTCGGATACAGGCTTTCTTTGCTTCAGTAATATGTACGGCTGTGACTGTATGTCCTCATCATTTTCATTGCCGTAGTAAATGTCGTTCTTGTTTATAACCTCGTTTACCGGCGCTCCGTCTTCGTCCGAATATCTGACATACATTACACCCTCGTCGTTTATGGCGGCGTCTTTCACAACCGTTCTAAGCTTAGTATCCATGTAATCACGTTCCCATATGGTCGATGCCTTTTTGTTCAACATCTCGCATATCTTCGTGGCTTCTTTTCTGAATTTCTTGTTTTCAATATTCTCGCTTGAATAGTTGATAGCGTATAGATTACTCAGTATAACTCCAGTTTTGTATCTGACTATAGGTTTTATAAAATTATATTGTACCTTTTCAACGCCTTTAACTTTTAGCCCGTACCATTGATCTCCGTTATACATGCGATAGTTTAAATCTGTATCGCCGTACATTCCTATCATGCGGCAGTAGCTGACACTTTTTTGATATAGCGCCCATATATTTGTTTCTTTGATTTCTGATATATCCAAATCTCTCCTCCTTTCTCGTAATTAAAAAGAGCAGCTATTTGCCGCCCTATTAAATATCTTTTTGCCCGAGTCCTGTACCGTTGTAGGATTCTATATTTTCCAGCATTGTCATAATTTCTGTTCTTTGATGTTTCGATTCTTTATCTTCTTTATATTCCCTTACAGCTCTTGCCGGGCTTGGTATTTTAATGTCCTTCCCTTTAGCCGTTTTTTGCCCTATCTTCGCACCTATGAACAGGCATATGATATTAGATAGACTCACTATTATGATTATCGCAATCGTCATCTTCTACACCTGCTCCAGACTCGCCTACTTCATTGATTTCTTCTTCCTTGTTTTCCCCTTCGGTATGTTCTGTCTCGGGTTCCCCTATAGGTTCGCTTTTTTCGTTAATTTGTGTCGTTTCTTCTTTTTCTTCGGCCTGCTCTGTCTTCGTCGCTTTCACAGGATTCGGTTTCTTTTTCTTCTTATTCTTTTGGGAATAAAACTCTTCTGCTTCAGCTAATGTCATCACTTCCGATACATCAACGCCCTCTCTCTCTTGGCGTGTTTTCCATAACCTCAGTAACTTTTCTTCTCTTTTTTCTTTCATCGCTTTTACCTCCTAAACCATTTCCCAATCCTCAGCTAACATGTCAGCTTGCGAGGCTAACCACCCCATCTGTACGCCTGATATTCCTATGAACGCAATAGCTTTATTCCCTATCGCCTCGTGCTCGGCGTTTATAACTTCGCCCTTCATGTTTACATAGCTTATACAGGTGGCTAATTCAATATATTGGTTTTTGCCGTTCCACCCCGCTCTTTTTGCTTTTTTACCAGCTTTTACAGCTTGCAATGCTTCACCAAAATTCAACTCTTCTCCTTCCTTACACTACGGTTATATCTTCTCCGTAGTCGTAATACTCTTCTTTTTTCTCAAAATTAAATTGATACTGAGGATTTATCTTTATTTCCTCAGAACTAAAACTTACCTGTCCCCGTATCTCATGGGCTATGGCAAGGCCCATCATCTGGTCATCGTGTCTTCCCTCTGGAGCCTCTGCCTTTCCTTTTTCGTTGCGAATTATCGTCAAAAGCTCTCTGAGAGTGTCTTCGTCGTTTATGCTGTCTGTATTCTCTCTTACTATTTCAACCAGCCGTGAGATTATTGTAGGGCGAGTGAGGGGTGTTGTCCTAAAACCGAACCGCCGCTCCATCTTCCCACTGTATGAGTCTTGTGTCTCCCTCACATACTGATTTGTATATCCCAGTCTTTCCAGCTCTCTTATAGGGTAGCTGTCGAAGTTTGCTTCTATACCAATTAGGGCTTTTTTATAGTACACCCCCAGGCAGTACATCTGCCGCGTGTATTGGTCTGCGTCGAATTGGTGTTTTAAAACAGCTGCTTGTACGCCTGTTTTGGCGTCTAATATATGGCCTGTAAACCAGTCGCTGCCGTCCCCTGCCGTGTCTCCGCCGATGCAGTATTTTGTAATAGCCGGCGAATCCGGGACTTGATATATTTTTATGTAGCCGTTTCGGTCGTTTACCCATTTTATCTTTGAAATCTTAACGCCGTCGTAGTCGTATGCGAAGTATCCTGTTTTTATAGGCCTCTTGATGGTATGCAGCCTTGCCGTTATCTTTTCTGTGTCGAACACAGTGTCGCCGGATAATAAAAATGCTTCTTCAGGTGTGCATGGGTATTCTTGCCTGATTAGACGTTTATCTATTATCTCTTCGTATTTTCGATAGTACCACCGCAGCTGCTCTGCGGTCAGTTTTTTTGTCTTGTATAACCACCTGAGTCGCTCGTGTATCCAATCGTTTCTTTCTTCAATCTCTTTTAAAAATTTTTCTCGCTCTGCTTCATTTGGGAAATTCAGGCTGTATTCAGGTGTTCGCCACCATTCGTAAAAACAGTTTATATGCGCCCCGGATTCCCACATGGCCTGATAGTCGTTGTAGCCGTTCGCCGTGGATTCGTAGACCTTTATGCAGTTTTTTGTGAACGCCTGCCCAAGACCTGCCTGTATGGGTGCTATGCCCTGCTGCCAGAACGCGCACTCGGAGCCGTGGAAGAAACTTATTGTTCTTGAACGGCCAACGTCTTTTGTGGCCGTGTCTACTTCCCAGCTGGAATTTAGCTTTTCAAACAGCAGCTGGCGCCTGTTATTGAACTTTTCCGTCGGTTTTAAACCCTCCGGGAGCTGCATGTATGGGAATTTGGCTTTGTTTTGAAAAATCGCCTCGGAGTTGTCCGAAACGTCCGCGAGGGTAAAGCCTTGGAAGTTTCGGTTTAGTATACTCATGGCCAGCTGGTACGCCGTTACCAGAGTGGTAAATCCCTGCTGTCTGCCTTTTAAAATGAGAATTGATATATCTGACCTGAGCCCGCTTTTAAATTCGTCTATGGCTTCATTTAGGACTCCTATGAAGTCCTTTTGTACTTCGTTTAGGAAGAACGGCTTTGTAGCCTGTTCCTTATCAACTACAACAAATTCCAGTTCGATTAGTTTCTCGGGTCTTTGCTTTATTTCTTCTCTTAGGCTTTCTGAGGCTATGAGCTCGCTTGCTATGCCTCTTCTCAGCTTTTTATCATAGTCTATGCTCTTAGTCTCTTCCCACTTCTTTTTACGGGATTCTATTAAAAAATCTGCTTCATAAATCATATCAAATCTTCCAGCTTATATGACATTTCCATGCTGCCTTCTATGGACTGCTTATCTTTCCAGTCTTCCGACACCATGTTTTTCAAATAGAATGTAATAGCCTGCGTGTCTGATGCTATATGCACCTCATCTACCGCCTCTTTTAATACTTCTCTCGTTAATTTCCGGCCGAAGTTGTCGTAATATTCTTCCTTGCATTTGAATGTCTTTTTAACTTCTGCGTTATATCCTTGGGCTTTTCTAAATAACGCGTTCTCTATTTCGGAGTCGGCCAGCTCTTTGCTCGTTTTCAGAGCCTCCGATAGTTCTATATGCTGTTCTTTATATTTTCTGAACGTCGAATAGGCTACTCCCATCTTTTTCGCAATACTCTCTTCGGTCGCACCTTTTCGGCGCCATGCTTTTACTGCTTCAATGTACGGTTTTACGTGCGTTTCGTATTTATTTTTGCCGGCCATGGATTCGCCCTCCTTTCGGTGCCTGTTATTGCCGTCTCTTAATTATCGTTTATTTTTAGGTATGTAAAAAGGCCTCTTTCCCCAGGGGCCTTTTATTATTTCTCTATGATAATATATTAGCACATACATTAGTGGTAGTTAAATGGTCAAATTTCGTCTGTGGCTTTTTTTAGTAACTGGCACACCAGCGCAGATAGGCTATTTCCTTTTTCCTTTGCCAGATGCTGGACGGCCTCTTTTAGGCTCGGCTCGATTTTAACCTGCAATACTGCCGTTTTCTCTCTTTTTCCGTTTATTCCGTGGTTAGACTGTAGAATTTATACATGTATGCCGGTGCCTCTTCGGCTTGGTTGCCTTTTTCTATATATGCGGGCAGAGGGGATAGGTCTTTTTCTTTAATCTGTCTGAACGGCGTTATGTTGAACCTTTTATACTCGCCGTCTACGGTCTTTATTACCATGTGATTCTTATAGCGGTCGGTAGCGAATAGTTTTTGAATTTTCATGTTTTCATTCTCCTTCTTTTTCGTTGTTTTGTTTTTTATGTCTTTTTATAAATTTTTTCAAAGGCGCATAAAGCCTCATTGTGTAGTCTGAACACCCATCTCGGGTCCCTGTTCATTTCGATAGAAACCTCCGCCCAGCCTTTTAATTCTATATACCGTAGCCGGAGCAGCATTATATATCTGGAGTCCGGCAGTTGCCGAATCATATCTGCTATTTCGCTTCTTTTTTTTGCTGCTTCAAATCTTTTTTCTATCAGCTTCGCCGACAGTTCACACAGCTTTTCTGCCTGCTTGGCCGTCGTATCTGAAATACCAGAGCCGCCGGGCATACCGTTTAGCTCTATCGCCGCAAGCCCGATAGAATCGTTTAAATACGCAATATCTTCCTCTAACTGCTTCATACGCAGTTCTTCCCGCTCGTAGCCGCGCAGAAAGTCTTTAATCACCTTCTTCTCTTTTTCGTTCATTATACCTCCCTTTTTCAACATCAAAATCCCTGCGAAATCAGGTCTTCAAATGTCTCTTGCATTTCTTTGTACGCCTCTCGCAGTTTTTTACTGTAATTTACCCGCTCGCCTTTTGCGGTTACGCCGGTATACCACTTTTTTAATCTCGGTTCCTTTTTAGTCGAAACCATTATATATTCACGACAGATTGTGTCGGTTATTTCATTCTCGTAAATTTGCACGCTGTCTCGGTCTATTTCATAATCCTTGAAGGCTTTCGGTTCGTCCTCAAGGTCTCCTCTTTTTATTTCCTCTTCTTTCCCTTCCGGGACTATTATATTTCTTGATGTAGTGTAGCGTTTCTTGGAAATGTCACCATCTTCCATATGTAGAGCTGATGCCTGTTTTAATAAATATTCAGCCAACCGCGAATAGTTCGGGTAATCCCATAGTGGCCGGTGGAAGACCATCCCGTGTGGCCAACACTGTTTTATTATTTCCATAGGAACCTTGCTGCACACGATATGGTGATGTAGCCTTACACCTTTTCTCTCTGTGACGGTTACGCGTTTGAAATCTATTCCCTGCTGTCTGCATTTTATTCTTATGGCTCGATGAAACTTTTTTAACAGCTTCTCGGCCTCTTCTCTTGTCGGTTCCGTAGTATATGTTAGTGTTAGTAGATGGTCACCAGGCCTGAAATTCGCGTTCAATATAACAGTCAGTTTGAATATGGCATATTTCAGATTATTCCACCAAACCTTCTCCGATGTTACATTCTGCTTCGGAGCTCTTTTTTGTCCCTTATTTACTTTTTTCTTCATTCTCTCCCGGATGACTACAGTGTCACCAGCGATTCGCACTTCTCTTATATACATGATGTTCTTATGTTAATAATCTTATCCAGTTTTAATGCCCATACCGGGCGCCGATTTTTCCTCTATATATATGTAAGTTTTTCTTATAACTTTGCCGGAGGATAGCTTGTCCCCCGGCTTCATTTTCTCTTTTTTAGAACTCGTCGTGTTCGTTTAATATCTTTTTTAGGGTCTTCATTTCTTCAAAATTCAGTCCGGGGCGTTTGAAGGCCCTACCATCGGCAGCAAACTCTCTTACTTCATAGATGGGATCATTATCACCCCATTCGATCTTCACCAGCTTTTTTTCGCTTCCTTTTTTGTTCGCACTTATAGTACCTAAATCTTCGATTATGTCAAATTCTATCATTATATATCTCTCCTCTCGTCCCGACAATCAGCTTGATTGCGGTTCTTTCTTCACCGGTGTCTGTTATGGTACTAAACCCCGGTATACAATATATGTCTATTCCTTTTACTGCTAAATGGCCTCTGGCGGCAGCTATTGCTTTTATCGACTGATTGACTGCACCTGCGCCTATAGCTGCTATTTCTATCTTCTTTTCTTCTTCGATGTAATGGGATATGGCTCCTGCTACTTTCCCTACTTTTGATGTACTTGATACTTTTAATTTTGTCATTTTTATTCTCCTTTATATCTACTCTTCTCCTCTCATATCTGCTCCACACCATTTGCAAAAATTACCTAATGGCCTACAGCTTAGAATGTTGCAAACCGAACACCTGCAATGTTGCCGGACATTATCAGCATATGATGTTTCAGTTTCCAGCCACTCTCCATACGCTGGCTCTTGCACGGTTTCTTCCTCGTAGGTGGTCGGCATGCGTGTGTTCCACCATTTGATGGTGTCTAACGGGAATGATTCTATCCGTATTTCCTTATGAAAATTTGCGTTGCATACCGGGCAATGGATAAAACATACGTCATCTGATTTTTCGGTTACCTTGTCCATATCTACCTTATAGACTGGTGGATATGGTTCGCCCGCTATCGCCCATAATTCTACTTCTCCGCCGCAGAACGGACATCTCTTTAGTTCATTCATTTTCTACCTCCTTATGATTCAATCTGCAAGTAATAGCCGCCCGCTAACATAAACCTGATAGAGTGTTTGTCCTTCTTTATTAGTCAAATATGGTAAAAAGGCCTCTTGCAGTGTTGCGTTTCCTGCTTCGATGAACGCCATTTGGGCAAGAACCCAATCGCGCACATTCCTCCATGCAGTCTTTTTTGCCTGCTCTATATCAGCTCTGATTTTTTGTTTTTTGAAAACCTCGCACACGCCCTCTATGTTCGCAGGGAGCTGGAAGCCTATAAAGCCTCTCTCAGTTTCTAATGCAAACGCAAGACTTTTTGGCTCCCCGCTTTCGTCATAATCAATCATCACTTTCTTAGCGCCGCCTTTGGCCAATGCCGCTTGTATTTCGCCTATGCTTTCACATGGATGTTTTGTTGTTGTATAGTTTTTAATTGCCATTTTATTTCCCTCTCCTCATTTCTTCAAATGCTCTGTGGTCTATCTCTCTTTGCAGCTCTTCTTCAGTTCCTGTTATGCTCTCGTTTCCTTTTGTGGCTCGGAGCTTTTCTTTGTCAAATGGATCTCTGCTTATATACCAGCCTCTGTACATTGATTTCACGTTTCTCCTCCTAAACTTCAAATCGTAATTGCGCTTGATGTTCCGCAATACGCTCTTGCGCTTTTTCGTAATAATATTTGTCAATTTCAAATCCTATATAGTCAATCCCCATATTGTAGCAGGCTATGAGGCTGCTTGCGCTACCTACATGCGTGTCCAATATTTTGTCGCCGGGACTTGCATATTGCAATAATATTCGTTCATATAGTTTTATAGGTTTTTGCGTTGGGTGTATTCGTTTTTCCCTATTTCGCATATCTCCCTGCAGGAATCCTGACCACTGATATTCAAATTTTCGTACGGTTCTAATCAATGAACAGGATGCTATTTCACAGTCGCTGAATGACCCCTTTATAGTTATTTTTTTATCCCAAACGATTCTGCCGGGGGAAACATTTCTGAAATCATAGTAATTTATGCCCCATATGATCTGCTCTTTTGATACTCGGCAGAGTTCGTCATAATATGTTTGTCCTGGGATTTCCCAATAATCGAATTTTTTATACTCTTGTCGCTCAACCCCTGTTTTAGATACGCCTTTACCATAATAGTGCAGTCTATTCACATCGCTGTAATATGGCGGGTCAACTATTGCAAGGTCGAAGTATCGATCAGGAAATTCTTTCATGCCCGCCATACAATCCATGTTATATAAATTATTTAGTTCTAACATAGTCTCCTCGTTTATATGTCTATTTTCATCTGTTGGTTATCAAATTTATTTTGACCCCTTGTTAGTTTATCTCCTAAACGTCTTAAATGTTTTACTCGCTCTTTTTGCGTTAAATTTGCCATATAATAACTATCAACTTCAGGCGGTGTTGGCACAAAGTAGGCGTCGGGCAATGCAATATCATTTTTAACGCATATTTCGAATATTTCATTTTTAAAATACAGAATGTGATTACGCACAAGGTTCATATTTTCACCATCTGGCCAATTTGGGTCATTGCATCCATTCTTATTGATATATTCCCAGTCTTTGGATTCGTGGACTATTTGTGCAGCATATTGCTTTATTTCTTGTTCAGGTGATTTTTTCCGGTTAAATTTTCTTTCCTTAGACATATATAATTCTCCTTTTGTCTGTAATCGCTGAAGCTAATAGTAGAAATTTTTATATTTCAACCTTTACTTGGCTTGCATATTTCTCAGCCATGTATTTTCCATATGTCATTCCTCGCTCTCTCGCCTCTTTGTTTAGTTCTCCAAGCCTTGAAATTCGTTTAGTTTGCAATTGCTGTAGTTTTTGATTCTCTTCCCTTATATCTGCCTGCCGTTTTCGGCGACAGGATTCTGAGCAGGTCAACGTATTTTTGCGGTTACCATAAAACGTTCCGCCGCATACGACACATGTTAGTTTATATTGCATTATCCTTGTAGCTCCTCTTGTTTGGTTTTAGTTCTTGTAAACTTTATCTGTCCTTTACTATTTTCTCCAACTTTATACTTTACTTCTCCAACACTTAGGGTCAACTGGTTGATTCGGCCTTCCAAAATCATCATTCCCGCAGTTCTTAAAATATTTATGATATCTTCGTCTTTGTTTTCTACGATTAGTTCTGCATTTTTTTCGACCGCCTCTTTTCTCTTTTTGGCGTCTGCACCTGTACAATCACATTCTTCAGTTACTAACATGTCGGCTTCTTTTTGCGTGTTCGCTAAAACCGGCGTTATTTGTCCGCAATATTTACATATACCTTCATATATCATTGTTTCGTCTTTCATTGTGCTATCTCCTCCCTCAAAATCATTACACTCTCGGCATACTCGCTTCGCATGCCTATTTTTTTGTTAAAGTCTGCCGTGCCGGCCCCAGCATTATAGGCTGTTATCGCCCACTCTGTGTCGCCGCTATCTGCCAGCAGTTCCGCCAGTAGATCTATCCCTACAGTTATATTCTGGTATGGGTCTGTCAGGTCTGTTATTCCCAGCCTATCCATGCGCCGGGAGTGATGCATAGGCTGAATCTGCATTAAGCCTATGCTGTTACCGCTGTCACCTATGGCCGCAGGGTCGTAGTTTGATTCCTGACCTATCACCGCCAGTACCAGAGGCATGTCCACTCCGTATGCCTCGCACAATTCTTTTATATGTAACTGCAAATCAGCCTCCAGCGGTATGTCGTACAGTTTGTCCGGCTGTTCTATAATATGTATTTTCATAACCGCCCCGGCAGCTTCCGGCGGCCGTGAAAACGCAATTATAACCAATATCATTATTCCAATTATTACGAAAAGCCACAGGCTTGTCGCGATTTCTTTAAAATACCACAAAGGGCTTTTCTCTCTAATTTTCCACTTCTTTTTCTTCATTTTTTCTCTCCGAATGAATCATATATTTCTTTAAATTCTTTTTCTAAATCCGTAATTTGTTTTTGAAACATGGCGGCGGCGCCTATCCAGTCTTTCTTGACCGCATTAGTCCTTTCTTTTTTCAATTCCATTATCATGTGAGGAATTTCATTTATTCTGTCTGCCCTCTGCGACATTCTTCAGGCCTCCTTATATATAGCGTTCACTATCTCTTTTAGGTTGGCACCATTGCTGTTACCGGTGGCTAAAATTCTTTCCTCATGGCCGCCCATGTAGGTTATGACGATTATTTCGTCGTCGTATTCTCTTTGGTATATGTAATCTATAGACTCTATGTCATTTCTCTCGTGGTCTAAGAACAGAGTCATCTCCAGATTTTTAATAAATTCGTATTTTCTTCGTTCCTCTGTATATGTCATAGGTAACTCCTTCCTGCAATTTGGATCTCGTTCTGTTGCATGTTTCTTATTTTTTTGTTAAACTACCGCTGAAAGGTGGTTGTCTCTATGCTGGATAAAAATTCTAAAATAATTCTTGATTATCTTATAAGTAAAGGCGGTCTTGAAAAGTTCACCACATTCGGAAGCGGATTGCCTAAAATGGCGGAGGCGTTAAATATGGATACCGAAATGCTCCGTGCCAATATTCGCTTTTTGTATGACCTTGGTTATGTTGATTTCCAGAAATCGGATATCGGACAAAATTTTTCTTTTTCTTTATCTTATAAAGGTCTTAACTGGAAAAGCTTTCGTAAGTTCGACTTGTTGTCATATTTAGCAGATAAGTGGATTGATATTCTTGCTCTTATATTCTCGGGCGTTGCTTTGGCTATTTCGATAACATCTGTACTATTGCGCTAATCCCCAATAGTACTATGCTTATCGCTGTTAGAATCTGTGCTTTTCTCGACTGCTTTTCGATTTGCGTTTTTACTTTAAATAAGTACGATGTCGTTGGTATTTCTTGCCCGTTTATTAAAATAGTGTCAACCTGTTTTTTCTGCATCGCCTCTTCATTTGTAAAGTTTATTTTTGCGTTTAATCTCTTATTTTCGCTTATTTTCATAGATAATTCCTTCCTATTAGACTTATCCATGCCTCTCTTGCCCTTTCGGGCGATAGTCCTTCTCTCATCAATTCTATTTCATATTTAGTTTGAAAGAATTTTCTCCAGATTCTATTTTGCTTCTGCGCCCATTCAGTTATATTGTCCTGAATCTCTCTGTGGCAGTTCATACACAAATCTACCTGGAACCCGTTGTCTATACTTATTTGTCTGTTGGCTCCACCAAATACTTCATGGCGCTCTGCATATGGTGTTTTGCAATAAAAGCAAACTCTGTCGGGCTTGTCCTTATACCCATTAACTTTCTTTTTCCTTTTTTTACTTATTGGTTTAGGAAATGGGCAGTTTTGATAATATGTATTCATTCCTCATTCTCACTTTTCTTCGGCACTATTTTTATTTCCATACCATATTGATCGGATAGTAAAAGAGATAAAAGCTCAGCTACCCTTTCAGCACTTACAGTATTTTTTATTTCCATGCTTATATCTCCTTTCTTTCTTCTATCCTATGTTTTTTGCTGCTTGTCATATAACTTACGTATTCTTATTTAATGCGATTTAAAATATCAGAAGGCTTTGGCTTTTCTCGGGGATCTAAAGTAGCTATAACTTTTCCATCAAGGCTCCAATACTGCTCGCCCATACTTACAGGATCTTCTTCTGTTCCTGTTCCAATCATTCCTACAATTTTTATTACGGGCACTATTTGGGCTGAAAATACTTTTGTTATTTTTTCCATTTGCTTTCTCTTTCTATTTATTCTCGCTTATTCGTGCGTCTCAAATAATTCTTCTATGCTCTTATCCGGTGCAACAAAGTCTTTTATTATTAGACATTCGGGTAATGTCAGCGTAGCTTTCCCGTTTAGCTTAAGCCCCATAGTTGTGGGGGTTACTTGCATTTTTTGAGATAACTCTTTTCTGCTGATTCTTCTTTTGGCCAATTCAGCTTCTAAGTTTGGAAACATTTTCTATCCCCTTTCTCGATTTTTCGTGATTACACTTTCACTATACACTATTTTTCGAGATTGTCAATAGTTTTTTCTCATTTTTTCGAGATTTTTCTTTTATTCTCTTTTTTTCGAGATTGCCTCTTGATTTTTCAATATAATAATGTATAATCTAATAAATAGAGGAGTTGATTATGGGAATTTTAGAAGAGAACCTAAAAAAAAGAATAATAAATGAATACGGTAGTTTGAAAGCTTTTACTGATAAGATAGATATGCCTTGGACGACTCTTGATAGTATTTTGAAACGCGGTGTCGGAAAGGCCAATATTACTAATATCTTAAAAATAACCGCTGAGTTAAATCTTGATGCTGAATCTTTGGCTGACGGAATAATAGCTAAGAAGGCTGTTGATTTTTCCGACCCCCTTGCTTTTTCTGTCGAAGAAAAAACTGTTATTCTTTCTTATCGTAATGCCGACGAAATAACAAGGAGTATGGTTAGGCGCTGTTTGGGAATTAATTACGAAGAAGAGTTGGTGCCTGGGCGTAAAGCTGCTGAGAGGATTGCGGCTGAGTTTTTGGACGCCCCCGCCGCAAAATTAAAATAGCAAATGTATGAGGCCGCCTTGGCCTTCTGGGTTCGTGGTAATAACTAAAATTTTTAGCTTCGCTATGTAGACTGCGTAAATGTTATTATCTTCAATATACCTGTAATGTCTGTAACACACTTTTATGACTTCCCTTCTAAGTTTAAGGGGCGTCCTTGTGTGAATTTTAACAAAATTATTGATTGGTAAATAGCGGTAACTTATGGTAGGTTTATCCATAAGTTACGAGATGTAACAGTTTAGCGTTTAGATAGGAGATTTGTTATGAAAGAGAAAGAATTTTATAATGGTGAAACTTGGGAGGAATTTGAGAAAAGGAAGTTGGAGCGCGGTAGGAAAATTGGAGGCTTTAAGGATTCTAATGGCAACAAAATCGAGTATAGCAAAAACGCTTTTATTATTTCTATAGTTGTCACTATTATTGCAGGAGCTATTTTGTCATATTTTGTGCAATCGATATATGCGGCAGACGCATATGATTCTTATATTTTCCATACTATACTTTTGGGATTTTTCCCCGCCCTTTTCCTTATTTCGGGCTTAATTTTTAAATCATTGAATGTTCCTGATTGGCCATGGTGTGCAACGGTGGTTGCTTCTCCTTTTATGCTTTTTATTTTACTTCCAACTGTTACTGAAATAGAGCCTTTCTATGAAACTTCGACAATATGTATAGCTATAATATTTTCTATAATCATTTTTGAATATAAACTGTTTAGGCTCGGCCAAAAGAATGCGAAGCCTTCATTTGTTCAAGAGCCTATTTCTGCTTCAACTTTTGAAAATAATGAGGAATATACATCTTGGGAAGAATTTGAAAAGCAAAAATTTTCAAATTACAATGTAAAAAAAGAAAGTAAGAGTTATACCAACGAAAATCAAAAGGAGTTTAAAACCTCAAACAGTACTTTAATAAATGAGAGTCAACAGAATAGTGATGCAAGTGAGGAGGAGCCTCATATTTCTGATCCAAAATGTACCTCTTGTAAAGAGTTTGATAGCGATTACTATGTAGAAAATACTGCTTCCGACTCGAATGATGCTCCTAATTATAAAACAAGTTCTGCAAGGGTACCTCTGAAAGTGGGTGCAGTTCTGTTAGGTTGCTTTACTTATGGCCTTATTGTAACAGGGCTTAAGTCTTTAGGCATCGCACCAGGAGCCCTATTGGCAATCGTGATAGCTGCGCCTTGCATGTGGTTAATGAGGTTTCTTTCATCAAATGCGGGTTCGAAATATTCCCCGACAAATTATGTCGTTGCAAACCCTGACAAGGGCAACTTCGACAAAAATCTCCATTCTGAAGATTATAATATCAATTATAATACTTCTTCTACTGTTCAAGTTAAAAAAACTAAAACGAGTGCAATTGCCTCGTCTTTTAAACTTTCTTTCAAGGGAATAGTGGGTAAAATATGTGGATCAATTTTTGTGTCTGTCCTGTCTTGGGTCTCATATTTTACAGCCATGGAGTTTTACATAAGAAGCTATGTTCGTGGTGTTGTAGATGTACGTGCAAATTATTATGATTGGTCAATATCAAAAATTCATGAGCGTTATGATGGTTTAATCTTTACCATAAAAACTGGTGCAAGTGAAAATCCTTTAGATAGTACTATATTTGATGAATGTTATTTGGCCGTAGTTTGTGGTATAACAGTTCTTTGTGTAGCATTTATAGTTTTTTCAATCGTTCATAACAATAGGAGAAGGGATAAAATGTGACTGATTTAATTTCTGAAAAAGAAAAATTGTTTGAAGATATTAAGCATATTGGTGATGACGGGGTAGAATTTTGGTATGAGAGAGAGTTGTAAGTAGTTCCTGAATATACAGAATGACGTATTAAAGTAAAAGGCGAAGATCTTAAATATCTCTCCGCCTTTTTTGTTTATGATTAACTTCCAAAATAAATCAGAAGC